ATGGATGCTCAGGAACGTGCACCAAGACGTGTATACCGGCTCGTATCAGTCGGTTAAAGGCATTGACCGCCCCGTGTTTCAGATAAGTATCTTTACGCAAGTAATTGAAGATGGTTTTACAATTTCCAATCAGGTACTACAATCGCTACACGGTTATAGCGGTATGTTAGGAAATCCGGCTGACGGGGGTTTTAATATTTCCAAAGCCGATTGCCAATGGCTGTACAACAGTTACGACAATGAGAATAAATTGGCTGAAATCTTTATTGATTGCACAATAGATATCCCAACATAAGACACGATTTTTTCAACTCTTTAAAGGAAACTCAAAATGGCTTTACCAACAAAAATTTTGCCCGGATTTAGTGCAACACTATACGCACAGCCGGGCGCAACACCAACCGCATTAACATCTGCGGCATTGTCAACTTATGCTACCGTTTCTGCTTTGGCAGTTGTCGGTAACTTAGTGCCGGTGGAGGCAATCCCCGCATTTGGTCAAGATGATGCTGTTGCGTCATTTGGAGTTGCGGGTTCACGCCAATCGGACAAAATTCCTGTGCAATCTGCACCGACAAGTATGAGCATTACAGCCGCTTGGAATCCTAGCGACACAGTTTTGTTATTGCTTCGTGGTGATGCTTACAACGGCACGATTGACCGCACGTTTGTTATCTCCGCTACTGATGGCACTGGCATTGTAATTTATGCGTTTAATGGTCGCGTAAGCCAATGGACTATTGACTCGGCTCCCGGAGCCGAAGCGAAAGTTAATTTTACAATTCATCCCCGTGGTAATTTATACGGCTGGTCTGCCAGCGCTTAATATGACCACTGATGACGCAGTAACATTGCTGACAAGTACCTACTTGCCCTTTGACCTTGTGGTCAGGGGCATGGAGTTAGACCCTAAAGAAGTAGCGGATGCTTTGGCAAATGCTACAGCAGGGTCTGAACAACAAACTGCATTACAGTTTTTGGCATCATACTTTCCGTATGCACCAACCAAAAAAATAAAAGAATAAAACATGACTACGACAATAAAAGACAGTAACGATTTGTTGAGTTTCCTAGTAAGCCAAGCCGAATCTCGCAAGGATTGGTTTGGCTTTTCTCAACAACGCATGACAGCGGTAACGCTTGCGCATCAAATTGCACAACATCATGCGGACAAAATGACACCCGATGAAGTTGTAGATTACGCACTGCAAGTCAATCACCTTATATTTCATAAAATTATTAAGGCGGGTTAAACCATGCAAGCATCTTTCAAAATCGTTGGATTGAAGGATGTGCTTGCCGCGTTTGATGATTTGGCAGAGCAAATTGGTGATAAAAAAGCCACCAGTAAAATTTTAGTGCCCGCAGTCCGTGAGGCAATGAAACCCGTATTAACTGAAGCCGTTGCTCGTGCGCCGGTTAATACAGGTGGTCTAAGGTTATCCTTACAAATTGAGGCAAGACGCCCTTTACGTCGTGATAGACGGTCTAAATACATAACCGAAACGGATACAGTCATTGCGGCAGTGACAACGGCATCGGGTAAAAAACTAGCCGAAATGAGTGAAGGCAAAGGCTTATTAAAAGCCAAAAAACGACTTTCCACAATGGAGGGCGATGCTCACGTAGGCGCGTATCGCGCAAACAAATTTACAGGTATTAAAAGCGATGCTCGGGCAATAGCGCAAGAATTTGGTTCTGCACAAAACCCAGCGCATCCTTATTTACGAACATCAATGGAAAGCCAAGCCCCACAAACCGCCAAAAGGCTTGGTGAAATTATCGGTAGGCGGATAACACAATACAAGGCAAAACAGAAATGACAAAATTTTCCAGTGCGTTTGGCGACAAATATCAAGCCAACAGAAAGAATCTTTTAATTCGTTCCTTTGAATTAGGTGGTCATACATTTAAAGTTCGTATTCCATTGGTTGCAGAATCAGAAGAAATTTACAAAAAAGTATCTGAGCCGGATGATAAAACGGTAGAAAAAATTTACGTTGAAATTACCGAGTCTTTAAGAAAATTTGAAACAACGCAAACCGAAGATTTTAAATTTACCGATAACGACATATTGGTGGAAGGCCGTTCGATGCGTGAAGCGTCAAAAAACAAGGCTATTACAGAAGCGCGTATTACCGAATTTTTTAAATTGCTTGTGCCCGAACTTGAAGGTGCAAGCCTAGAAGATTTAACTTATGCCGATATACAAGATGAATTTCCAATCTCGGTACAAATGCAGATTGTAGAAAAGATTGGCGAAGTTATTAGCCCAACATATAAGGAAGCGCGGGGAAACTGATTGGCTCGTTGAAAAGTCAATGTCAAGCGGCAATGATTTTCAACGGGCACACCTTAGACACAATACAAGACATTGATGATGTAACCATGGCAAACATCCAAACGATGTATGCCGATGGGTTGGTTGGAAATTATGGCGTGCTAACGCAAATAGCGACTCTGACAAACGGGGTGTTTAACTATATGCGACCGGCAAATTCACCGCCGTATAAACTAGCCAACATCCTTGGTAATGCGTATGATTACATCTATCCACCGTTGCCTGAGGGCAGTAAACAAGCGGCTGTCAACGATAGCCTTTTAATGTTTATGACACAGGCACAGGGGTTTGATAAAAAATTGTTTGAGGTAAAACATGGCTAATATGATTGCCCGCCTTGGCGTTGTTCTAGGTTTAGATTCTGCGGAGTTCAGCCGAGGATTAGATTCGGCTGGCAAAAAACTTGAACAGTTTAGCCAATCAGCAGAAAAATTTGGCAAGATAGGTGCAACCGCATTATTAGCCGCAAGTGTTGCCGCCGTTAAATATGCGGATGAATTAGCCGACGTAGCCGAAGCCAATGAAGTTGCAATTGGTACTGTATTACAGTTATCCAATGCGCTTGCCAATTCGGGTGGTAAAGCAGACAACGCGGGCAAGATGCTATCGGCGTTTGCTAAATTTATTGACGAAGCGGCTGGCGGTTCTGATAAAGCGCAAAAAACAGCAATTGCGTTGGGAATCAGTTTAAAAGATTTAGGCAAACTTTCCCAAGAAGAACTGTTAAACAAATTAGTTGCCAATTTAGGAAAAATTGAAGACCCGATTACGCGTAGTGCTAAATCAATGGAGGTTTTTTCCAAAGCCGCCAAGGGCGTTGACATGGTTGGTTTTGCTCAAAAAATGGGCGAAGTTAATCCAATTATTGCAGAACAAGAAAAAGCAATTAAAGCCGCCGCTGACACTTACGATTTGTTAGCACAAACATCCCGCAATGTAATGGTTACATTGGCTACGCAACTGGGTCCTGTTTTAAAAGCAAGTATTGATTACATCAAAGATTTAGCCGGTGAAACAAATATTCTTGGTCCTATATTTAAAACTGTTTTCCAAACAATAGCAATATCAATTGCGGAAGTGGCATTTGTTTTAGGCGGTTTGCTTAGACAAATGCAATTAACAATAACAATTTTCAAAAGTGTTATCCCATCTTATGATGACAAAGATTTTGAAAATGTATTTGGCAAAAAGGAAATTGCCGACATTGTTGCTCGGCAAGACCTTGATAGGTTTATAAATAAAGTAATGGGTGTCAGTGAATATGGAAATTCAATTGACGCGTTATCAAAGAAAACTGCTGTAACAAAACCCGCTGGTGGTGGTCGTTCAGTTGCCGAATCTAAAGAAGCAGAAGCGGCAAGAAAAAGACAAATGCAATTGTATGCTCAAGGTGCGGCTAATGCGCAAAAGGCGGCAGAAGAAGATGCCAAGGCACGCGCTGAATTTTTTAGTATGTACGAAAAAGGAAATGGTGCAGTTGCAGAACGTCAGCGTTTAATGAACATTGCGCTTGATAATGAAAAAGAGATGATGCAATTGGATATGAAAGCATCAACAATGCGTCAAGAAGATTTTATTCTTGAACGTGAGCAAATGCAGATTAGACAACAACTTGCGGCAAATTTAGAAGAATTGGATGCACGCAGGGATTTAACTACAACAGCCCGAGCAGAAGCGGAAGCCCGTGAAGTTGCATTGGCAGAAAAATCTTTAGCAATTTCCCGTGAAAAATACCAATTGACATTAAACCTAAGACAAGGTTCGTACGAGGAAGGTTTTACCAAACAAGCGATGCGGTTCTTGCGTGATATGCCAACAGAATTAGAACAAGGTGCAAAAGCGTTTGATTCATTAATGGGCAATATGGAATCGGCTATTGATAGGTTTGTACGAACTGGCAAACTTGGATTTAAAGACCTTGCCAAAAGCATTATCCAAGACATGATTGCCATGCAAATGAAAGCGGCGGCATCTAATTTTCTCAGTTCGCTGTTTGGGTCAATGTTTGGTATGCGTGCAAACCCGTATCAACCAGCGGCAATGACGGGCGTTCCCGGATATGCTGATGGTGGTTCTCCTGCGGTTGGTCAAGCAAGCATCGTGGGTGAACGTGGACCCGAATTGTTTGTGCCACGGACAGCGGGAAATATTATTCCAAACCATGCGTTAAGCGGTATGGGCGGCACAACAATGGTGACAAACAATTACATTAATGCAATTGATACCAAATCGTTTGAGGACAGATTGCTGTCAAGCCCTAATGCGGTATGGGCGGCAAATCAATACGCAGGGAAATCATTGGCAGTGAATCGAGGTCGAGCATGAGTTTTCAAACCATTTTTGAGATACAGCAATCCATGACGGTGAACAATCGTCGCGTGGTTGGTCAACAAGTAGCGCGGTCGGGCTATATTACTGTGGCGCAATATTTAACGGCTGTGCCTTGGGTGTTTACGATTCAACCTCATGCGTATTTGTACTATCCACAAGTGCGTGCAATCATTCAAGCGATTGACAATAAAGATAGGCAGTTATCCGAAACCATTGTGATGACCAGTTCCAATTTGTCTTGGTTTACGTCAATGCAAGGAACGGCTACGGCGGCAACGCTTAACGGCGCACCAGCGGCTAATACACAAACTCTTGCGTTAACGTCTAACGGCACGTTTAAGGCCGGTGATTTTATTATGATTAGTGGATACACGTACAAGATAACGGCTGATTCTGCCGGTTCATCCGTAAATATTCACCGACCTTTGATTGGTTCGCCATCATCAGGCACAACTGTTTTTATTGGCAATCAATGCACGTTTACAGTTGTTGCTGAGGCGTGTCCGACATATACTTTAAACCCAATGACCAACGGCGCATTTGTGCAATGGGATGCGCCATTTGTTTTTAGAGAGTACATCACATGACAACCATTAACGCCGTTACAGGCTCGCAAATTAACCATGCGGAATTTGTAAAATTAACTGTTGGCGTTGCCGGTACTGTTTACACATTTTGCAATGCCGCCGCCCCAATTACTGTGGGTGGCAATACGTTTTCAAACCTTGGCGCACTTTTAAACGTTGGCGATGTTCAACGCGATATTAAAGCCACATCAGACGACATGACGATTGCTCTGACGGGAATTTTGCCTGCAAACATTGCGGTCATTTTGTCGGGCGACATCAAGGGTTCACTGGTCGAAGTGTGGCGTGGTTTCTTTGATTCCAACAATCAAATTATTACAACGCCAACAACCCAGTTTTTTAAACGCTACCAAGGTATTATTAACAGCGTAGCAATTACCGAAGATTTCAATACAGAGATGCGCACACGGGTGGCAACTTGTTCCATATCGTGTTCGTCAATGCGACGCATTTTGGAAAACAGATTGTCAGGCGTGCGAACAAACAAAAGTAATTGGCAATTTATTTACGGCGTAAATGAAACGTCAATGAACCGCGTTTCGGAAATATCAAATACTTATTTTGATTTTGGCAAACCACCGATGACGCAAACACAATCAAGTGAAACAACCGTAACCATGGATGGCGGCGGGGATAGCGGTGGGGATGGTGGTGGGGATGGTTAAAAAATGATAAGACACGCAACAAAATATGACATACCAAGATTGCTTGAAATTGTGGAAGCCTATGCTTATGAAAACCCTATTAAAAAACTTGGTGATTCTTGTAACCATTTTCCTCGGTATGTTGAGCAACTTTTGTTTGAAATTATTAGCGGTCGTGGTTTTATTTACATCGATTCCAATTTACGCGGTGCAATTGTTGCTTATAAAACTGCAAACATTTGGTCGCCCAAAATAAAAGAATTAAACGAATTGCTTTGGTGGGTTGAACCCGAGCATAGAAATGGGACAGTTGGTGGTAGATTGTGGAAAGCGTTTGATGAACGTGCGCAAGCGATGTTAAAAGCGGGCGATGTGGATTTTGTTTGCACATCAATCTCGGCACAAGGTCCTTTGATTGATTACACGCGACGAGGGTATAAACCACTTGGCGCAACTTTCGTTAGGGAATAAAAATGGTAGCGACACTTATTGCGGCGGGCGCACAATATTTAGCAACAGCAACAGGCATGACACTTGCTTATGCTACGTTTGCCGTTAATTTTGCTGTATCGCTAATTGTTACCCGCATTTTTGCTGACAATCCCGAATCGCAACAAGACATGGGTGTGCGTCAGCAAGTGCCGCCTAGTTCGGTTAACGCAATACCTATTGTGTACGGTGATGCCTATATGGGCGGCACGTTTGTAGATGCGGTGCTAACAACTGACCAAAAAACAATGTATTACGTTTTGGCAATCTCTAGCATAAGCGAAGCAAACGCAACGCTAGGAACTGCGGCTGGTGTGTTCAATTACGACACCACAAAAATGTATTACGGCGACCGCTTGATTACATTTGATGGTAGCGATTTAACTAAAGTAATTAGTTTGACGGATGAGGCGGGTAACGTTGACACAAAAATTAGCGGCAATTTGTACATCAGTTTGTATAAATCATCCAATGCAGGGGTAATTACATCGGCAAACGGCGCATCGGCTCCGAGTACCGTAATGGGCGGTTCAGACATTGCTGTTGGGCAAAGATGGCCTGCGACTAATAGGCAGATGAATAACTTGGGTTTTGCCATTGTCAAATTGGTTTACAACCGAGATGCTGACACCACACAATTACAGCCTATTACATTTAGCGTAAGCCATTATCCAAATGGAGCAAGCGTTGCAAAACCGGGAGATGTGTGGCTTGATTACGTTACAAACAAATCTTATGGTGGTGCAATTGGTTGGTTGCCTGATGGTTCTTTTACTGCAAGCAATGTTGACACAGCAAGTGCAACTGCGCTTAATGTTTATTCGGATGCCACAATTACTTACACACCCGCCGGTGGTGGTTCACCGGTTACACAAGCGCGATACAGAATCAATGGCGTATTAGACGCGGGTCAAACAGTGCTGTCTAACTTAGACCGCATCATGTCGGCTTGCGATTCTTGGATGACCTATAACGCGGCACTTGGTCAATGGTCTGTCGTAATGAACAAGGCAGAATCTACAGCATACGCGTTTACGGATAATAATATTATTGGCGACATTCGCGTTAGTGCGACAGATATTACATCGTCAATAAATCAAGTTGAGGCTCGCTTTCCGTTTAAATCCAATCGTGACCAAGCGTCATTTGTCAACATACAAACGCCTGTTGGGTTGCTGTACCCTAATGAGCCAGTTAACAAATATTCCATTACATACGATTTAGTAAACGATTCGGTACAAGCGCAATACCTTGCCAATCGTTTGTTAGAACAAGCCCGCGAGGATTTGCTTGTTTCATTTAATACATCGTATTACGGCATTCAAGTGGATGCGGGTAATGTTATTAGCGTCACCAATGCCGATTACGGATGGAACGCTAAATTATTCCGAGTAATGAAAGTAAACGAAGCATCGTTGCCTGACGGGTCATTAGGTGCGCGACTTGAAATTGTTGAATACAACGCACAAGTTTATGATGACTTTGACATTACGCAATTTACACCCGCACCCAATAGCGGGTTGGCATCACCTATTTATTTTTCGCCTTTGTCCGCGCCAACTGTTGTGGGATATCCATCAGCAGTAGTTCCAAATTTTAGCGTCACAGTTTTTATACCAACAACGGGTCGCGTAACATTTACCAATTTGTTTTTTACAACAAGTCCAACGCCAGTTTCTAGTGATTGGCAATTGTTAACAAGCGCATCAACCGCTAACAATCAACCAATTACAAACAACACTAATTACACATACACAAATTTAACGCTTGATACGGGTACGTATTATTTTGCTTATTTAGTTGGCAACGATATAACCACATCGACTCTCAGCCCAATCAGCGCATCGTTTGTTTGGACTCCTGTAGCGGGCGCGGGTGCGGCGGGTCCTTTTGTTGACATATCTGGGTTAACAGTATTTTCACGGTCAAGCGGTGGCACTGTTACGCCATCTACGGCTACGCTTACG